CTGACAACTTTTACGTAGGATAAAGTACTTATGTCAACAAATTCATATTTTAGGAACTTTGATGCGAAAAATGACCAAGAACTTTTACATTCGATTGTCACCGAATCAATTAAAGTAACTGGTTACGATGTAAATTACATTCCTAGAACCCTTGTCAATGAAGACACGATTCTTGGCGAGGATTCTATTTCCGAATATAAGGATGCATATTCGGTGGAGATGTTCATTAAGTCCGTTGATGGATTTGAAGGTGAAGGAGATCTCGTTTCTAAATTTGGTCTGGAAGTACGTGATCAAATCATATTCTCACTTGCAAGACGAGCATGGGAAGGTTTGGATATAGGGACTCGACCAAAAGAGGGTGATCTTATCTATTTTGGTTTGACCAGTAAACTCTTCCAAATCATGTTTGTTGAACACGAACTACCCTTTTATCAGGCGGGCGCACTTCCAACATTTGACCTGACTTGTGAACTCTTTACTTATTCCGATGAAGCACTTGATACTGGAATAGATACAATTGATCAAGTTGAACGACAACAATCTTTTGTTCGTACATTTGAACTGTCAAGTACTTCTGGAACGTTCACTGTAGGAGAAACAGTTACAGGTGGAACTTCGGCAATTACTGGTGAAGTTGCACGATGGGATTCTGCAACAAGTTACTTGTATCTCATCAATATGACTGGCACATTTACGTTGACAGAAATCATTACTGGTGCAACAAGTTTGGCTACTGGAACTTATGCAACTAAGATTACAACCGATGAAACTACAGAAACTTTATCGACAATTGATGCTGGTACATCCGATAAAGTAAGTAGTTCTAAACAGTTTGAGATTGATGCAGATTCCGTCTTTGACTTTTCTGAGTCGAATCCATTTGGAGAAAATCCGTAATGTTTGGAACATATTTTTATCATCAGACCTCAAGAAAGATGGTGGTTGCGTTTGGTACACTATTCAATAACATAGAGGTTCGTAGAACTAATAGTAGTGGTACAGTAACCGAAGTTGTCAAAATTCCTCTTTCTTATGGGCCGAAAGACAAGATGTTGGTTAGGATCAGTCAAGATCCAAGCCTAAACCCAAAAGTAGCACTTACTGTTCCACGAATGGGATTTGAGTTGACTTCCATGACTTATGATGGTGCGAGAAAACTCAATACGATGGGACGGAATGTTAAAAAGGGAACAACTTCTGGACTCAAGAAACAATACAATCCTGTACCGTATAATTGGGACTTCTCTCTTTATGTGTTTGTAAAGAATGCAGAAGATGGAACACAAATCCTAGAACAGATTCTTCCATTTTTTACACCAGACTTCACAGTAACAATGACTTTGGTTTCGGGAATGGATGTTAAAATGGATATTCCTTTGGTGCTGAACTCCGTTACAAGCGAAGACAGTTATGAAGGAGATTTTGCAACCAGACGTTCTATTATCTGGACACTTTCCTTTTTGATGAAAGGGTTTTTATATCCATCTGTTACAGATAATGCAAAAGTTATCACTTCTTCGGTTGTAGATACACATCTTATGTCTGCCGCTACTACGGTAGATCCGACCTATATTATTACAGAGGATAGTACACCATACGCACAAAATTATATGATATTGGATAAACATGAAATAGATGATGCTACTCGAATACGAATGTTGTCAGAGGTGTCGGAAGAGGCTTCTTCTGCTGGACAAACAGTCAGTAGAACAACTGTTGAACCAACATCTACCGAGACTCTCACAGATGAGGATTTTGGATTTAGTGAAACCTTTGAGTTTTTTCCACATGGAAAAACATACGATCCAGTAGCCGGAACTGATAGTTAATGAAAAATGTTAATAAAGTGGTCGAAAATCGGATTGAAAAACATCTCGATCTCGTCGAACACAACACAACGTGTTATACAGAAGCAAAAGTCGTAAATAGTTCAGAAATTCTCCCCGCTGTTACCCCGATAGATGGAGAAGAGAAAGATGTGGATTTTCGTTATGCTCGTGAAAATATGTATCACATCATAGAACGTGGTAGAGATGCCATGGATGAACTTTTAGAGATTGCGAAAGCGGAAGAGTCGCCGAGAGCATTTGAGGTGTTCGGTCAATTACTCAAAAATATGACCGACACACAAGAAAAATTAATGGAATTGCATCGCAAAAAACAAATCATAAAAAACGATGGAGAACGACAGGAAGTCACAAAAACACAAAACGTGACTAATGCATTATTCGTTGGTAGTACTGCCGACTTATTAAAATTGGTCAAAAGAGAGATAAAATAAAATGTTTGATTTATTCAACACTTCCGAAATGATGATGCTCGGATTAGTATTGTTTTCTTCATTTTGGATATTTTTATTCAATTATAGACAAGACAATAAAGAAAAATATCTTGGTCATGGGTGGTTGATTTTGCTTGATTTGGTTATTAATATGGGAATGTCAACAACAGGATATTTGTTGATTTCTATTGTATTTACAAATGTTCCACAACTTGCGGCATATGAAAGTTATCGGTATCCTATCGGTTATCTGTTTGGACTAACATCTAATGTAAGCATACCTATTGTCCTTAAATGGTTTCAACAACAGATCACTAAAAAATTAAACGAAGCAGGAAAGAAGTGAGGTAGATTATGGCAGAACACACAAAAGACATAGGACATCGTGAAATGACAGAAGACCACAGTGATAGAATCGAGCAACTTGAACTTGAAACTAAAGGAATGGTTGCGGCCAGTAAGGTGTGGATTTATGTTATCATAGGTCTTCTGGTGTACATGATTTTTATGGTAGTTCCTGATATTGACGAAAAAGTTACATGGATGGAAAAGGATCTCAATTCAGTACTGGTGCAATCAGAACGCTTTAAGAAGGCAACAAGAGTTTTTGCGAAAGACGATCAATGTGCATCTTGTCATTTGAGTCCAGATTATCTACTTCACAATCTCTTGTTGAAATATCCAAGTTTTTCTGACATCAAATCGTTTATGTTGGTCGGTCATCAAAGATATTATACTATGACTACACCGATTGCAGATGAGGAATTGTTAGCGATATATCGGGCATTACAATGAATATGATAGGCAAAATTGCCACATCTTTAATTTGGGCATTTTGGATGATGTCTGTGTCTGCGGTTGAAGGACAAGTCACATCAGAATACAATCCGACTTATGGTTCAACATTTGATCGGGTGAATAAACGAGGATATGTCGTTTGTGGTACTAACGGTGAGTTTCCTGGCTTCTCAAGGGAAGATTGGAACATGGAAGACGGTAGTAGATGGGAGGGGTTTGATGTTGATATTTGTCGAGCAATTGCGGCCGCAATGTTTGGTGATGCAGAAGCAATTGAATTTACTATTGTCAACGGGAAAACACGATTTGAGTTTTTGACAGATGGTTCGATAGATGTTCTTTCTGCGGCAACCACATATACCTTTACGAGAAATGTTGCAAAGAAATTAGAATTCATGCCGACAACATTCTATGATGGTCAGGGGTTTATTGTGAGGAAAACTCTTGGTGTATCTTCTGCAAAACAGATGGAGGGTGCTAGGATATGTTTCAGTGGAACAGGAACGGCGGCAAAGAACATTGCAGACTTTATGGAATTACATGGGATAAGTTATATTCCTGTTGCTGTGAAATCTACAGAAAAGACGAAAAATGTATATAAAAGGGGTGATTGTGATATGTATGGTACAGACAGGTCAGGTCTTGCATCTAATAGATTGAGTTTTGATGATCCTGATCGTCACATGATACTTCCAGAGATTATCTCAAAAGAACCTCTTGGGCCTGTTGTTAGATACGGCGATCAGAAATGGTCGGATGTTATTCGGTGGACAGTATATGTTTTGTTTATTGCCGAAGAAATGGGGATAAACTCCCAGAACATAGACAGTTTTAAGAATAACATAGACCCAAACATTCAACGCTTTATGGGTGAAAAAAATGGAAAAGATCACCCCCATCTTGGAGCAAAACTTGGGTTGGGTGCAACTTGGTCGTATAATATAATCAAACAAGTTGGGAACTATAGAGAAATATATGAACGTAATGTAGGAGAAAACACTTCACTTGGATTAAAACGAGGTCTGAATAGACTGTACAATCATGGAGGATTGTTATATGCGCCACCGTTGAAGTAGTTTATGCAACACAACAGTAAAAACTTCTTTGATGGTGTACCAGAGGACAGAACAGCCGTTGATAACATTTTCAGATTAAATGTTACCAATCAGATGCGATTGAATATAATGGCTGATGCAAAGGCCAATATTATGATTACTGTTACTGCCATCGTGTTTTCTGTAACTGTTGCTGAATTAGACAACGAAATCCTAAAATATCCGTTGATGTTTTTTGCAACCTGTTGTATCATCTCATTACTATGTGCGATAATTGCTATAATACCTAATACCAAATATCCAAAAGATGAAAATGGAAATTTGAATAGGAAATCTTTGTATTTTGACCCACTCTACTTCGGTCATTTTTCACACATGGAAATGGATGAATACAAGGAACATTATGCAAATTCGTTGATGACTGATGATAAGATATACGACACATTAGCTAAGGAAATGTATATCAGTGGTAGGTCACTCGCACTCGTAAAGTATAAATGGTTGAGGTTGTCTTACACATCGTTCCTTTTTGGTATGTTGGGGGCAATGATTATATCTATTTTTGGATTACCCATTTTCGCAGGTTCGTGGGACATAATCAACGGTCAATTTGGAATACATGGTGAGGTTTGGCAAAACTTTAAGGATGGATTTTGTCAATTGACTATAAAATGTAGAAACAATTTGCGATAAAAAAGAAATAAAAATGATTGAACAAAAAACATACTTAGGCAATCCGTTACTCAAGGGGGCATATGTACACCAAGACTGGTCAGAAAAACAGGTTGGTGAATATATTAGATGTCAACAAGACCCAATTTATTTTATCGCCAAACATCTGAAAATTGTTTCTCTCGATGAAGGATTGGTCGATTTTGATCTTAGACCTTATCAAAAAGACATGATCGAGAAGTTTTATAATGAACGATTTGTGATCTGTAAAATGGCCAGACAATCTGGGAAGTCAACCACAATCCTTGCATATCTTCTACACTA